GTGCGTAAGCCTTAACCTTAAACATACGGTCAGACATACCGTTAACGACGATGTCAACAAATTTAGGAAGGATTGGAACGGGAGTCCAATCTAGATTTAAGTATGATAGGTCTCCATCAACTGCAAGTTCATTTTTATATTTAGCAACAGATTGCTCGCCGCGGGCGTACAACCTTAAACGATGGAAATCTCTCCATTGGCTATAATATCTACATTGATTACCGTCCTTACGAAACCACTCGTATTGGATAGCTTGCCCTATTTGGATGCCAAATTCTGCAGTGTTCTTTTCTGCGTCAGAAACAAATTGACTCGGAAATGCAGTTGAGGGTACGTTTACTTTTACTTCTTTCATTTAATAAGTTGACTTATATTCCCATCATTACTATATCTTGCAAATTTAAGAGATATTTTTGATTCTTTTTTCTCAGGTATGTATAAGTGCTTCTGATTAGCCATTATAGCCAATCCCGAGCTGATAGAGGCATCGAATTTAGTCCTATCGCTAATGTCGAATCTAGCCCAATCACTAAGCGTTCTAGTGAACGGCATTGAGCCCATCTCATCGGGCTGCCTGTATATGCCCGCTGAATCCAACCCCACGTACTTCTCGATGTAGCTCTCTATTGCAGATGCATGAGACTGCTTGACATCTTCAGATGAGTTTGGTATACCACCTAACTCTCTTTCGGTAGGCGTTAACTTTGCGTAGTGCTTGTCGGGTCTGTTTATTGAGAATGGTCTATATCCCCTGTTTTTGAAGTGATAAAGCAAACGAGGTTTGTTGTTCTCTATTAAGATTGGCATACCGTAAAATACGCAGGCCATCAAAACCTCCTCAAAGAATATCTCTGCGGTTTGAGGCCTAGCAATGTACTCTAAAAAGAACTCGTTTGTAGGTCCCTCATCCATATGGAACTTAGTCATACCGTGCAATGAGCCGTTTGAGCCTCTACCTCCAACAACTGCCGATATGTCATATGGGTCACATCCAAAGCACCCCATGTGCTCATTTTCAGGATACTTCAATCCGTTCTTCTCTATTACTCTGTTCTGAAGGTGAGCAGGAGGAACCCATGACACCAAGAACCTACCATTTTTGTCAGGCGAGAATACAACCTTTGTATCTTTAATCCCATCTTTCCAATGGAAAGAACCACGTGTTAAGTAGTGCTCTGATATTAGCGCATCGTTATAGTCAATCTGCTGATATATCTTAGTTAGATTAAACAATGAAGATTTACTCTCATCTCTAAATGCGTGTGACTCAGTACGCGGGAACTGACGATAGAACTCATTAAGTGCATCGGCATCGCCCTTAAGTGAGTCAACCTCTGCTTCCCAATAGTCAATAGCTCCGTTTGTAATCCAATTTCCGTCAACACCTCTGATTTTATCAAATGGCTTTCTAAATACAGGCATACCATGGATGTCTATAAAACCTTCCATATTCCACTCCATAGGAATAAACAATGCGTAAAGGCCTGACTTGGTCTGTCCGTTGGCATTCCTTGTTGTAACCCTAGAGTCCTCATAAAGTTTTTTGTAGTTCTCACCACCCTTGCTTAGCGCATTGGACGTAGAACCCATCATGCACTTACCAATAATCTTTGAACCCAAACGCAAACACGTCTTGGTTACACGCCAATTGTTTAGGATGTTGTTTGGCTTTGTCCACTTGGCAGATTCATCGTGTGCTAAGAACTTTAACTTCTCGCCATCGTAAGAGTTCTCTTCGGTATTTTTCCAGTCAATCGTGGTGTCTAGACCCGTAATCTCGTTGTCATCCACGTCATGCATATTCTTCTTTGTAATCTTAGCTGCAGGAACGCGGTACGCAAGCTCAGTCTTTGGCTTGTCCATACCATCCATAACAGGCTTGAAGAAGAAAGGTAGGTTGCTGTTAATTGGTACAACCTTATCGGTGAACATCTTCTTGGCATCCGCTCCCGTCTTTGAGAGCATACCAACACGCGAATCCTTAGCGAGAGTTGCGATGTTTACACATTCGGATGACGACATGAATGAGAATCCCGAGCGACGTATCTTTAGGTATATCATACCAAAGCTGCGCGGGTCAGCCATGCAGGCCTCCCAAAATATAAAGAAGATACGGTTTGCTTCACGATAGTCAGGGTATCCGATGTCAATCTTAGACCACTGAAGGTACATATAATGTGACCCCGTTATATAGGTAGGCTTGCCATTGTTCATGAACCAACACCCCTGTTCACGGTAGTCAAATTCCTGTTCAATGTAATCTACCCACCTATTCTTGAACTCTGCAGGCATATCATTCCATTGGAATATGGATTGAATACGAGTGAGTTCCTTTGGCATATCCATTCTCTCCCAATACTGCTCAGATGATTTAGAGTGTCTTTGAAGACACTTTTGAGGAACCTCAGGAAGAGCAACTCTTAGACCTTGTATGTCTACTATCTCTCCAATACGACCCGTCTTTGATATAACGACCACGTCGTAGTCTTCGTTATAACCATACGTCCAAGACCTGTCGTTATTCTTTCGAGTGAACGCAGTCTTTGGTATAGCCTTCTCTACGACCTTATATAAACTACTTCCCTCCTGCACGACGTTCAGCGAATCCTTGTTTAGTATCTACCTTACTAGGGCCTTTATCTAGTATCTCCAAGTTCTCTCGTTCTAGCTCAATTCGATTTAGAATCTCAAATGCATCGAATATAGCGAGCTTCTTGGTGGCTGCTGCATTTTTTAATCTATCTGCTGAAAGCTCATCCTCGGGGTCAGGCTTAATGATTTGCTCTTTAGCTACCTTTATCAACTGCTCAACGGCCTGTTCTCCCGCTGATATAATTCTAAGCTTTATTTCTTTTACCTTGCTCATAACAGAATTTTTATGTTTTGTTCTAACATACGATACATCTTTTTATCGTTGATAGTGAACTCATATTCAGAGTCAGGTTCAAAGGAAATTAAATCACCCGAATTAATTCCTTGAGATTTTAAGTACTCACTTGGATAACGCATTGTTCCCATGAGCGGCTCTTCACTAAATGGCTTGTAAATAAATGAATCAATTGTTTCTATTGGCTCTACAAAACAAAAGCGTCCGTTAGCGACCCAATCGCCATCTTTTTTGTACATATAGAACTGCTCAAAGTCAACAAAGAATAGGTCTTCTTTAAAAAAGCTCATTCCGCTTTTTCTTCTACCGTACATATCGTTGTAGAACTTAAATACGTTGTGGTGAACGATTAGTGTATCACCCGGCTCGATTGGACCGGTATATCCTATAGGGGTTTCAATAACCTTAGCATACCTGTTAGAGAATTTGAAGTCTTCTTCTGAAGTGCTAACTATTAACTCAACTCCTCCAAAGTCCCCGGTATTGCTGTATCTCTTCCCCTCCATAGGTTTTACTATGAAGTAGAATGGGGATTTCATTAATAATTTATATTATATTCAATTGCAATAGGCATAGTGTGCGTGAACTCCTTCCACAACACAACTTCCTCTTTTTTATTTATGATGTAAATCTTAATGGAAGATTTGTCAACATCATATCGGATTAAATGAATCGTATTTGACCCACCTAATATCTCTTGACCACAGATGTAGTGCATAGCACTACCCTTGTAGTCAGGACCGATAGATATCTTTCTAATTTCCATTAACTAAATTTCCAAATTTGAATTTGAGATGACGGAACGTTTGACCAACCACCTAGTACTGTGTGCCCATATAGACCACCTTGGTTTACTCCTGATGAGTCACGCATAATTTCAAACCAAAAGATGTCTCCTGCGTTTGCTTGAAATGGAATAGTTACCTCGTAAGGAATATCCATGTTTGGAGTGTCAAGGTGAAAGCCTTTAGTAGCGCTAACCTGAATACCATTAAGGCGAGCTCTGAATAACAATACAGATACACCGCCTGATGAGCCCTGACGCTCAACAGAACCAAAGCCATTGATAAAATAAAGACCTGACTCGTTGAATGTTACCTTTCCAAATGCATCTAGCTCAACAGGTGTAGATGTACTTCCCTGAGCAGCGCCAAATGATACAATAAGTGGTGTATCTAGTGCTGATGGAGCCTGAGTAGCATATGATACTCCGTTAAGTACTTGAGTGGCGGTTAGATTAGCATTAGCGAGAGAAACAACACTTTGAATAGTATAGTTCTTCGTGGCATCCAAGTTGCCTACCTCAGTACCAATAAGTTTATCTGATAATGAAGGAGTTGAATCAACTGCGTATGTACTAATCTTTCCCATGTCTTTTATTTTTCTTTTTTGGTTACCTCACCCGTTTGCATATTGATAACAGCATCCTGTCCGTAAATAGCAATGAGTGATTTCTCTTGTTCACTAAACTTGGCTCTTAAGAAATCAATTTGTTTTAGAAGCTCGTGCTTCTCCAACTCTAAATCTCCTAAAGCAATTTTTGCTTTATTAAAATCACCTTGCATCTTTTGCAAAGTTTCTAATTCTTCTGTCTTTAAAAATTTTTCTACTTTCATTTTATTAAATTTATATGACAAAGATAATGAAAATCAGAATAGGTGTGAAATTCTTGCCACCTGTCCGTTTACTTTGTGATGTATAAATCCTTCAACAGCCTTGGGAGCGTGCTGATAGCCTTTGACGTGGTGCCATGAGTCAGTTCCTGATGGGGAGCGTAACGATTCAACGGTTACACCGATGTAATCCTTTGAGAACTTATGGTGCACGTGATGCGTGTACACATATCTATGCTTTGTAGCAGACCAATCTAATGGAAACTCTGTAGCCATTAAAAGTGGAAGGTCTTGGTTCTTAGCACCATCACCGTGGGTAGTTCCAATAAGGTTTAGTCCGTACCTAAAAGCCTTGCGATGCGAAATTGAGCAGTCAAAAGTAATTTGCTTACAGTCTTTAAACCACGTTCTAATAACGTCAGCAAGGAAGAAGCCATGAACATAATCGTGGTTTGAGGGATTAAAAGTAAAATGAACGTCAGCCACAGCAAGCAGCCTCTCAAGAATCTCAACATATAATTGTTTTGCTATTAAAAAATTCGAGTACCACATCCCATCTGTATCCTGAGGAGTACCTGCCGTAGTGGTTCGTCTCGGTGTGTCAATGTGAAGGATGTCGTTACCACCGATAAAAAGTATCTTGTCGATGTTGAATCCTTTGGATTTATCTAAAATGCCTTGAACGCCTTCTAAAACACGTTGTACGGCAATCTGAGAGTTGTAGTCTTCACCTGTTTCAAACGCATCGCATAGTTTACCTATGTGGATGTCAGCAGGGTCTATTACTAATAGATGTCCATCATCTGACTCATCTCTTTTAAATATCTCGTACTTTACTCCGTGATTTGATATGTAATCCAATATCCCCTCTCTAACCTTAGCGTAGTTCTCATCTTCTTGAGATTTAAAATTTGGGTTCTTAAAGAAGAGTGAGGCTGTCTTGGATTTTATCCAACCGTGTTTTACATCGGCATCGTCGAGACCTAATTCATTTGCCTCGTTTTTGATTGCGCGGTACTGAGAAACTATCTCAAACTCTTCTCGCGTAATCCTTGGACGAAATTTACTCATAGATTAAATTTAGAGAACTTGAACAGGTAGCGAGTAATTAATCCGATGATAAACCCAATTACGAATAACCAAAGATTAGCGTTACCTTTCTTTCTTGTTTTTACAATGACTTTATTGTCTTGTTTGTTGATTTTTATAGCAGCCTCAAGGCTGTCATCGTGCATTTTAATTTCAGCCTTTAAGCTGTCACGATATACTTTTCGTATATACTTTAGGCTATCATTGAAGCGCTTGTTATCAAAACGGACCTTCCACTTAGGGATGTAATTATTTACTAACCTAGGAACTATAGAGTCTCTATATATTAAAGAGTCTTTACCTTTGATGTTCTTGACAACTAAGTACGGGACCTTTATGGTATCACACTCTA